ATGTACGACCAGCGGCCCCGTGGCAAGAACGCTCAGCCGAGGAACGCCAGCCGGGCCATCACGAGCCTCTCCTGGGCAGCGAACGCGCGACGCACGGCGCGCTCCATGAGCAGCACTTTCTCGTCGATGAACGCCATCACCTTGTCGACGGCTTCACGATCTCCGACGGCGTCGCGACGTGGAACCGGGTTCACCACCGGCAGGACCACGCACCGGCAGTTGGCGTTCTCCTTCACGTCCGAGAACCCACCCGGGTACATCGCCAGGGAGCCGGTTCCAGGGACAACGAACGGACGCCCGAGAGGCTGCACCTGATTGTTGAGCATGAGGTGGTTCCTTCGCGTCCGGGCGTCCAGCGTCGCGAGCCATCGACGAGAGGGAACGATGCCCGGCCCTGCCTGTTCCATCGCGAGCGTCCGCGCGAAGTTGGCCGCCGTCGTCGTCTCCGTCCGGGCGATAAGCGTTGCCCGCCAGCGGCTCGCCTGCTCGAACACCGCGCGCACGCGGAGACCGAGCGCGGCCGAACCCTCGCCGGCCAGCACACCCTCAGCGAGCGCGCGGCGAATGGCCTGCCTCGTGGTCTCGTTGATCTCAGCGATGCGAACCGCGCTGAACTCCGTGAGGTAGCCGAGCATCCGCGTGTCGACGACGTTGAAGGAACCCGTAAGCCCGAGGCCAGCGCCCTCGACCAGATACGCCTCCTCCATCATCGAGAGCACACCAGGCTCCAGCTCGTTGATGAGCTGGAGCGGGATGACCTCGTTGGTCAGCGTCGTGATGTCGCCGATGTCGACGACGTCCGCGCGAACCGCGTCAGTAGTTGCGGCCACCGCGTGGCCTCCGACGAGCAGCGCCGTCATCGCGTTTCTTTCTGTGCTCGATGACGACGAGGACAGGCTCACGCTTCCGCCAGTCGTCGCAGCCGAACCCGACGTCAGCCACGAAGCTGAACCGTGAGCACACCGGCCCGTTGGCGAACGCACACCCGGAACAGAACTCCGTGGAGTCGACGTGCAGCTTGTAGCCGGGCGCGTCCACCTTGTTCTCTTGGTTGACGACGGCGAAGCCGGCTTTCTGTGCGAGCGCTCCCTGCTGCTGACCGAATCCCTGCATCGCCTGGAACCCGGCCGCCTCGCCGCTCGCCTTCCGTTTCTCGTCGTCGATCGACTTCTGGGCGCGCAGGTCGTCGTCAAGCTGAGTGTCCGGCGAGTAGGTGTCGCCGCCCCACCGGCTGTTCGTCACCTCCTCCTCGTACAGCGCGCCCATGTCGACGTACATCTTGTCCGTCTCGGCGATGAGCTTGCGCGTCTCCGCCTGTTCCTTCGCGCTCTCCTGATAGAGCGGGTTGAAGGTGAACGACCACGACATGGGTTCGACGCCACCCGTCGGCCCGGCCTTCGCCATCAGCATCAGCTTCAACAGGTACTCGAGACGCGGGCGTGCGCGCGTCTCCTGCATCGCAGCGATGTGGTCGTAGAACAGGCGGATGTCGCTCTCTCCGGTGGCGTTCATCCCGGCCGGCGATCGACCGAACAGAAGCGTCACGGGGATGCCGGTCGCTGCGCTGACCCTCATCATCATCCGGTCGTACAGATCGGCCATCCCGCTGACGGCCGCACCGCTGCGCTCGAATGATTCCGCATCGGCGTCGAGCGGTACCGCTCGAACCATCGAGCGCGCGATGTCGAGCATCTGCAACCGCTTCAGAACCAGCCCTTCCTTGTCGGCGCTGAGTGCCTTCGCCAGCCCTTTGATCTTGAACACCGCCTGCGAGAAGTCGGTGAGCAGGTGCATGATGCCGCCGGACGCTCCCTGGAAGTCGCGGATGACTTCGTAGAACCGCTCCAGCACGGTGTCGTTCCACCCTCCGTTCTCTCGTCGACGTCGTCGCGACGTGCGCGTGCCGTCGAACCGGATCGTCCTCGACTCGTGGATGATGGTGTTGAACTTCGACGACGTCGCCTCCATGCCTGTGCTGTTGGTGATGCGGTACGTCTGCGGCAGCCCGTAGCGCTCCTCCAGCGGGTCTTCGTAGAACGACTCCACCTCGATGTCGTGGCGGTCGAGAACGGTCAGCCAGTCGACCGACTGGATCTTGTCGACGTCAACCGGCAGGGATGCGTCCTGCTGCCCGTCGTCGACGCCGACCAGAATCACCGAGCCACCGTACAGGCGAGCCCACACCTCGGCGTCGGTGAAGGCTGTCTGCGCGTCGATCGTCTCAAGGTGCTGGAGGATCTCCGCAGCCATGTTGCTGTCGCTGGCGTCGCCGTCGCCGGCCACGATGCTGATCCACTCGCGGTACATCTCGTGCGGAATCAGCTCGCAGATGCGCGCGACGAGGTCGTCACCGTGGAACAACTCCGACAGCGCTTCCTTCTGAACCGTCAGCCGAGGCGCCTGCTTGAACTGCATGCCGGAACGCTTGTCCCGGCTGGCGTGCCCGAGACCGCTGAACACGTTGGCCCATCCGTCGGCGGTGTAGTTGAACGCGCTGCGGATCTTGTCCATCGCGTCCGACGTCCACACGACGGCCCCTGCTTCGTTGACGGTGCCCTTGCGCACCCGCCGCTTCTTGCTCTCGTCGTCAGCCATCGGTGCTCCTACAGGGACGTCAGGGCCACGAGGTGGTCAACCACGTCGTAGGCGTTCGGGTCGGGCGTCGCCATCGCATACACGACAGCGTCGCTCTCGTCAGGGGACTTCATCCCCCGCTTCAGCATGTCTTCCTTGCTCTCGATCTTCTTCAGCCCGCGCGAGGACGTGCCCCATCGGATCGAAGATAGCTGAGCGCGCAGCGCCTTGTCCGGCGGCAGCGCGAGGGCGTCGGGGTACCCCGGATCCAGACGCTCACGTAGCGTCCAGTGCCACTCGGCCCGCAGGTTCAGGTACCGCTTGTTGCCGTCGAGGTCGACGACGTCGGACGCCATGCCGCCACGCATGCGAACCGTCCGCTGGTCTTCCTGCTCGGCAGCGCGATCGGCGACGCCCGACCCGATGCCGTCGGCATCGATCCTCCAATCCTTCGCGCCAAGCTCGCGACCCATAGCCAGCACTCGCCCGGTCGTCTCCATCAAGTCCTGGTTGGGCTCCTTGTGGAGCGCGCGAACACCGAGACCAACGTATCCCTCTGCGATGATCGTCTTGGCCCCACCGCCGCGCGCGACGTCGACACCCAGGACACACGCCGTGTTCCAGCCGCCAGGTAGCTCGTCGTCCTCGTCGGCCTCGTTAAGCGCGCGCCATCGCTCCTCGGCAGCGTCCAGCCAGGCGAGAGGCACGAGCGCGTTGTCGTCCTTGTCCGGAAACTTTCCGAGGACACGGCTGATGTAGTCCGGGTGCGTCTCGTACGACGGCCCGCACTCCTCCTGCATCTCCTTGATCCACTCCGCTCCCGTCAGACCGGGGAACACCTCGCGGCCCTCGACGACGTTAGGGATATCGAACGCACTGATGTGGATCGTGTTCACGTCCTCGCGTTTGAACTGGTCGGCGAAACGCGAGGTGGGATCTGTCGGGTTGCCGATCGCCAGGAAGCGGTCGCGCGGCGACGTCAGGCAGCCGCGCACGGCGTCCCAGATTTCCGGCTGCACGCCGGTAGCCTCGTCGAAGATGAACAGGTTGCCACCCTCGCTGTGCCAGCCCTGGAACGCATCAGAGTCGTTCGTCGAGAAGCCAACCATCTGCCACTCGTCGCCGTCGATCTGAAGCTCACTCGCCTTCGGCAAGAGCGACCCGCCGAACCCGCAGCCGGAGCGGTTGTACGCCGTCCGCACTTCCTTCCAGAGCTGCTTCTGAACCTGACGCATCGTCGGCGCCGTCGTCACGACGACGGAGTACGGGTGCGTCATCAGCCACCAGAGACCGATGCGAGCGGCGATGTTCGTCTTGCCCGTGCCGTGAGCCGACGCGACGCACGTTCGCTTGTGGTCGCGCACGCTCTCTGCGATCTCACACTGCTTGCTCCAGAGCCGCTCGCCGATGACGTTCTCGATGAAGTACACCGGGTCGCTCGCGAGGAAGTCCAGCCCGTCGGCGTCGAGGTCGCCAGCGATCACGTTCCAGCCCCTAGCGCACCGACGCGCTCACACGACGAGCACCGCCACGACCGCGCGCGACTCCGCAGCAGCGATCGCTTGTGCATGAGGATCCAGCTGACGCACGAGCACGCGACGCACCGGCACCCAATGTGGATGAAGTTGTCTCGGACCACCACGGCCGGCGCAACGCCGACCTGACGCACTTCATTCACAGGGGGCACCGGAACGTCACGCATACGCAGAGCGTAGCAGCCCTCGCTCCGTCGCCGCAGCAGGGTTCGCGTGGATCCAGTCATGGCACTGACGGCAGACGAGCAGGATGTTCGCCGGGTCTGTCGGGTCGCCGCCTCGACCGCGCGTGAGGATCTCATGCCCGTCGTTCGCGACGTGGCGACACTCGTCCTCGACGAGCGCCTCGCAGGCGTTGCCGCGTTCAAGCAGGAGATCGAGCAAGACGCGAGCGCGCACCTCGTCGCGTGCGCGTTTCTTGGCGCTG